TGAATTTCCTAAACCCATAAGTCGAAACAGATTTAACGTCAGTAACAATACCGTTGATTTTACAGTCCATCGAACCTGTAATACCGTTAACTTCACACTTCTTCTGTTCATCCGTTACCTCATAACCTGCGGCTCTAGTTAGGAACAATAGCATTTCCTCAATGAGGTGACCGTAGAGGAACTTGACATAGGTATGGCCCTGTATGTCGTCGGACTTCTCCACGTCATTGTAGACGTTCCAAAGATACCTGTCCTCGCGCCCAATGTTGGACATGCGTAGCTTGCGGTTGTCGCTTCGCTTTTCGCCAAACTCCTTACGCATGAGGTCCTTGACATTTTCACCGAACAACTCAATGTTGGCTTCCATGTCCACGCCTTCTGCTACTTCTTTCGTCTCCATCAGTTTGTAGATGTCAGAGACTAATGTATACACGCTTTTCATACGTTTCCCTCAGTGAGTTTCTGCCCACGTTGTTCCGACCTTGAACTCTCCGTCAAGGGGACATCGGAGACTGTACTCCAAACCTGCCGCCTTGAGGCACTCCACTGCGAGCCAGCCATACTTCTCTGCTTGGTCTGCAGCCACCTCCGATTGTACTTCGTCATGTATGTTACCTATGAATTTATAGTCAAGTTTCCACTGTCGTGCGTAGTTGTCCAAGATGACCAACGCTTGCTTCATCACGATAGCCCCTGCCGCCTGAAGCAGTGTGTTCAGTGCAGCATGTTCAGATCGAACTCTAAGTCTACGTCCATCAAGTCCTGTGAGATAGCCTCGCCCAGATGCTCTAGCAACGCGGTCTCGTAAACTTTCAAGAGAAGGTGTATTTGATAGAAATCGTCGCTTAAGGTTTGCGCCGTCCTTTGCGCTTCCTCCAACGATGGTTCCAATCTTTGCGTCTCCTGCTCCGTAGAGGAAAGCGTAGATGAAAGTTTTAGCTTGAGGTCTTGTTTCCAGCCCTGCAGCCAGTTGATTTCTTGTGTGTATATCTTCGGTGAGGAGGACATTGGTAAACTCCTTATCGTCCATGTAGTGTGCTAGCATTCTGAGTTCCAACCCAGAAGCGTCAAAGCCAACCAAAGCCTTCCCTTCAGGTACAGTCCAGCAGGAGCGACACTCATGCCCATAGGGGCTGTGGCTTGCTGGGACCTGAGCCATGTTGGGACTTTGGTGGGTCATGCGTCCAGTGACTGCACCGTTGCTAATGACACGGCCATGAACTCTCCCGTCGTCCTGCACATGTTCTAGCCATGAGTGGACCTGTGCGTATCTCTTTTGTAGCATCAGGTACTCACTGCATAGGCTAGCCTCTGGCAGGTCAATGGTGTCTAGAACAGCCTCGTCAACGATGGGATTCCCTTTCTCCGTAACTTTCTCAAAGACGACACCAAGCGTTGATAAGCGCCTCGCAATCTGTTGCCTAGAACCAACATTGAAAACCTCAACTCTGTCCTTAAGTCGTTTACCAGTCTTTTCAGACCATCTTTCGTGAATGATCGGCGGGAACTTATCCTGTAGTACTTCTTCGATTTCATTCATTCTCTCCTTAAATGTTGCTAAAAGTTCATGGGAAAGCTTCTGGTCTAGTACCCATCCGTTGCGCTCCTGTTGTTGTACGGCGTACTGCACCTTATGTTCCAAGTCAATTGACCGCTGGTCGAACCCTGCCATGTCCCTAACTAACTGCTTGTGTACGGCCTCTGTGACCTCTGTGTCACGCTCACAGTACTCAATCATAGCAGTAGATAAGCAGGACCAATCATCGTGGTCACCTTTGGGGAAGCCCAGAAGCTCACCCCAGACCTTCAGAGAGTGTCCACCGGGTCTGCTTGGGTCGTACAAGCGCGACAACACCAGAGTATCGACTATGCGCTCAGGGGCCACAGAAACGCCCCAGAGACGTTCTAGCACTGGGAGGTCATAACCTATCAGGTTGTGTCCACAAACACTCACAGAGCCTTCTAGAGCCTTACAGAGGGACCCTGGGTCCTTGTGTACAGTATTTACTCCGTTTTCCCGTGTCACGACACACCAGATGCGCGTAGGGTTGAGACCGTCGGCTTCCAAGTCAAGGTAAATCAAAAGTCGTCCCCTATGTGTGGATTAGCGACTTCCGACAGACGACCTGTGGAACGATCATAGGCCAGCCAACAGGCAGGTCCGGTTTCACCGGTATACCTGTTCTTCAACACGCGGACTGTGGTTGTGTTACGGACATCCTCGTTCTCGTGTTGCTGATCCCGTTCCATGCCGATGACTATGTCTGACAACTGAGCGATGGCCTGAGACCCCCTAAGTTCACCTAAGGATATCTGAGCACCGTCCTCATGGGCCTTGCCTTGGGATCTCCGGAGGTGTGACACGAGGAATAAACAAATCCCCGTCTCAGCCACCAGAGTCCGCAGCTTGGTCATGATTTCGTCAATGGCCTTCCGTTCATCCCCTGACTCCTGAGAACTGACGACGATGGACAGGTGGTCCAGTATGACGTACCTGCAGTCAAGTGCTTTTGCCATGTAGCGAACACGGGCGAGGAGGTTATCAGCCGACGTTGACCCCCAATGGTCAAATAGGTAGTAACGTCCTGTTCCCAGTGTGGTCTCCCAAAACGGTCGAAGTTCGTCCACAGGCGTGTCCTCTTCCAAGTGAAGGGGCCTGTTTGCCGCCACCGACATGATACCAAGCGTTGTTCGGGCCAAATCCTCCTCAAGCGCCAAGACTCCAATATTGCCCTCGCATCGGCGTAGAAGATCATACTCAATTTCTCTGATAAATTGGGACTTTCCCATACCACTGCCGCTAGTGATCGTAACGAGTTCATAGGGCCTGTGTCCTCTTGTGATATGATTTAGGCCTTCCCATGGATAAGGTATTGACTTGACATTCCTCTTTTCTACCAGTTTGTCCCATGTGTCAGTACCGGCGACGATACCGTCGGGTCTGTAGACCTTCGCGTACCACCAGTGTTGCGTAAAGTCCTTAACCCTGTTAGCCATGAGCATGTCACTGGCGTCCTTCAGGGGTAGCTTACATATCTTTAGCTTATCAGGGCTGAAGAGGTCTTTCACCTGTTCAACTGCTTCGTCTCCTGCCTTGTCGTTATCAAAGCAGAGTACCACTGTGTCGTACCCTTCGAGCCACTCCAATTGGGCCTTGATTTCCTTGGCGGCGTTACCTGCGCCCGACCGAAGTGATACCACGTCCCACTGTTTACCGGACATCTCATAGATTGCCAAGGCGTCTAGTTCGCCCTCAGTAATCGTGATGTAGGTGTCCCTGTTGCACTGCTGTTGTCCGAAGAATCCGACGTTACCTACGTCCCCCATGGACATGAAGCCTTTGGTCTTGACCTCGCGTACCTTTGCCGCGCACAGGTCACCCGTAGACAGGTCGTAGTAGGGGTAGTAGTGCTTCTCTATTTCACCTGTGGAAGAGTACTCCACGGTGACCCCGTAGCGCCCACAGGTGTCCTGAGATACGCGCCGTTGGGGTATGCTTGAGACCACTCCCTTGAAATTAAGGGGCTTGGCCTTAGGTAATTCTGAGGTCATGCCGTGGTCTCCACCGTGAACGTGATAGTCACAACCGGCACCAAAACAGTGTTGGCCCCCGTCGTCGTAGATAGCGAGAGCGTCCGAAGAACCGCACTCCGGACAACTCTCGTGTCTTAGGAACTTAGAAGTCTGCGGCATCGCCTACGGCAATCTCTGCTTCCTCTAGTACTTTGACCGCCTCAAGGTAGGTCGCTACGCCATGCACTGGGTGAGGCTGTCCCAGCTTGTACTTAAGGCGGACTTTGGAGTTGTATGGAACTTCTCCGGTGTAGGGGTTGCCGTCGGCATCAAAGCGCTTGATTTCGTACTTTGATTTGAACTTGCGTTGCTTGTTACCTTGGTAGTCCTTGATCTTGACACCGTTGGCTGCAAGCTCCGCAGCGTCGTCTTCTGACAATGTTACTGTCATGGAGTAGGCTCCAGTTGACTGACCGTTGAATACGTCATGTGCGGTCAAGTTGCTGAAGTTAACTACGCCTTCTACTGTTGTTACTGTCATGGAATAATCTCCGTAGTCGCCGCTAGGCGCGGCATTGGTTTTGGTTTTAGCTCTGAGAATTCCTCAGAACATACTAATAGTATACACTATACGAAACTACCTGTCAAAAAAGAATCTATGATCTGCACACAGGTGTACATAATGAACATCATAAACCCTATGCCCCCAGCAGGATAGATCACGTTAGCCTTCCACGGGTTGTCCCGTAGCCACTGTTCTAGTTCCTGCTCTGTCATTAATCAAAAGCCAACACGAAGTTGCCTTCCTCCGGTATGCTTGGGTCGTCGTCCCTGTACTCGTAGGAGAAGAAGGAAACCCGTGTTGCATTGATAGTGTACTGTTCCTCAAACGCTTGGTACGTCACCTGTTGCTTTAGATAACACTCAGGCATGCGTTGTAAAACCTCCAGTAATTGCTGATATGTCACTCGTCACCCTCCGGTAGGTCATCACTAGCAAGGTCCAAGATCTTGTCCAATGTAGACTTGGTCATAACCACGTTCCCACGGTCGTCCAGAGACAGCTCTAGGTCCTTACGAAGCACAAATGGTATACCACCCCATGGGTCCCGCCTCATGATGTCATTGGTCACTGTGCGGGCTTGTGTGTAGCCGAAGCAGTAGACGGAGTAGTCTCCGCCTGTGACTTCATAGATTGACTTTTCGTCGATTAACATAAGTTATACTCCTGTAGTAACTACTACTGCTTCTTCTTTAGTATATATACCTAGGTATACCTTAGTAGAGGGTATCATAGTTTTCATCGTCTGTAAATACCTCATATTGGTAATATTCCATGGTTTCTGTGTCTACTCCCGCAGAAGCAGCAGCAGAAAGACAAATACCACATAAATCCAAAAAATCACCGTGTGTGTCCTTCTTAGTTAACTCTGATTCCTCTAGTATTCTGTTGCAGGCTCTACAGCGCATCTCTCCACTCCTTTCCATGTAGTTCAACCATCAGCATCTCTAGATGTCTGTATGACAACCCTTTGTACTTTCTACGGCTCTCTAGTCGGTACATCTCAGTATCAAACTCCACCAAGTGTTCAACCATGGCGTGTGTCTCTGGGTCCTCTGGTGGACCTGAAGGGTCCTCAGAGTCACCCCCGTAGTACCCCTGCTCGTATTCCTCAAACGTCATTGTATGCCCCCTGCATCCGTTGTATTAACTCGTCGATCACCTTCTGCTCCTCCTCTTTCCATGCGTCAAGGTCATCAAGGCCCTCGTAGTCTTCTGCCTCGTAGTACTCTTGGTACTCGTCTGCCCATATCTCCCATGTTTCTCTAGTCATCGTCATAGTCTCCTGAAAAGTCCTCGTGCTCTGGGTCGTATTCGTACACTGTAGGACCAGTACCGAACATAAAATCATACAACACCTTCAACGGAACCCATAAAGGCGCCGTAATGGCCCAGATAAACAGCCTCATTCGTCTAGCTCTCCCTTGATGTATAGCCAGAGCGTGAGCATACCAGATGTTGATACCAAGATCAACACGTCCCACCACGGTTGCCAGTTCTCGAACATCTCTAGTCCTCCTCTCGTGTTATCGTGGCCATTCGTTTCTCCCTCTCTCGTATCCTGCGGCGTGTCCGATTATCCATCCGAAGCCAAAGCAGACTAGCACCAATGTGCAAACCATCAATAGTTCCATGTCTAGCGTCTCCCGTGTCGTAGCTTAGACCACCAGCGCATCACACGCCAGAATCGTCTGTGGTTCCTGTCAGTGTCTAGGAATCCTAGTTTGTCTCTCAACCCACACAGGAGCCGTGAGTAGTTGTTAATGGTGTACTCTGGGTACTTGAATCCCTTGCGTCCGTCGTAGATGTCCCACACGTGTTGCTCGTGGTTGTACCAGATTGTGTATCGTCCTATGTTCATGATATCACCTCGTTGTTCTGTATGTCGTATGCCAGAGGACCAGCCGATTGATAAACTAGGTCTGCCAACTCTGGGTACTGCTTCTCCAACTGCTCTATCTCCTGATATGCGAAGATGTCGTTAGTGTGTACTGTACGTTCTACCAGTGCAAGATAATCTTGTATTACGTTGTTCATACTGTAGCCCTCGCGTTGATGTTGTCCTGTGTCAGTGTGTCGCAGTAGTCCGCACCTCTGGATTTCAGCCACTGGTTAATGTGTTTCGACGTGGTGACGCTCCAGAAGTCTTCCGTTTTGAAGTAGTGACCCTCTGGTGTCTGTAGTGCTACCGGTGTCTCGTAACTGAAAAACACCGTAGTGCCGTCTGTGAATTCTACTTCTGTCTTGTTGCTACCTAGTTGTCGTAGTTGCATGTCTTAAGCCCTCCTGTGGCTCGTGTGTTGACTCACAGCTGGAGACTCTAGCGAATCCCCAGCGATTAGTCAACCTCCTATGCGGCTACTTCTGACCAACCGTCTCTCAGGTATCGCCTAGCGAGTGTGATTGTAGGCAACTCGATTCCGTAAACGTCCGCAAGTTCTACAGCCGCCTCGTATGACCATGCACGATACCGGCGATAGTCGTCGCTAGTCTTCTCCGGATCGTCTACCGCGTCACTTGCGATGCTATCCCATACCATGTATGTCGTCATGATCTCCGCGATATTCTTCGCTGTGTCCCTGTCTAGTGTAGTCATAAGAATCATTCTCATCTAGGGGTGGCTTCGGTCCCCGTCTCGCCATGTGTGTAGTAAGCCACAGATCAACCCATGTGTAAACGTAAATATTTCACACGTTTGGACTATTGACTGCCTAGGTTGTTCCGTGCTAGTCGCGTGTGCGCGTGTAATAGAAAGCTCGCGTAGCAAATAACGTGCCAACTTTCTCAGCTCGTGTTGTGGCTAGAGGGACCAACACAAGCTCACACACTTGTCAACCCATGCAAATCCCGTGCCAAGTTTCCCCCGTGTTGCCCCATGCAAGAACCATGCCAACTCTAGGGCCTAACATAAGGCGCAACCCGTGTCAAACCCTAGGAAAAACATGGGGCGGGGGAGGGGTTGACAGCTGTTGTACTTTTGTAGTAGCCTCTTGTACACAAAATAGGTCAAAATTAGGAAAATTACCCATAAATTAAACCCGTGTAACCTATTGATTTTACTCGTGTTTGTACTTCTACTGCTTTTACCCTTAAAATAGCTTGACTTTCGTGTAAACTTATGTTATACTATTGGCATAAACAGGGATAATTTTAGTTATGACCACTGAAGTTAAAAAAAGAGGTCGTGGCAGACCCCGGAAGTCCGAAGTAGCCGCTGTAAAACCCGGAAACAAGGGTCAAGTAGGCCGACCCAAGGGTGACGCAGCGATTATTAATGAGTACAAGGCTAGGATGTTAGCTAGTCCTAAGTCTCGTAAGGTCCTAGAAACAATTTTTGATGCTGCTTTGGACCATGACCATAAGAATCAAGCCGCTGCTTGGAAACTTGTGATGGATCGTATACTACCAGTGGGTGCTTTTGAAAAAGAAGTAGTTAAGGACGGTGGTAGAAACGCTATTCAAATCAACATTAGTGGCGTTGGTGCAGCTGAAGTTACAACCCCTCAAATAATTGAAGGAGAAGTAGTAGATGAGTCTTAAGCACTTCACACGAGAAGAGTTTGACTGTCAAGTCTCCGGAACAAACAACATGGAACAAGAGTTCCTAGAAAAGCTAGACCACTTACGGGCGTACTGCGGATTTCCTTTCGTTATTACTAGTGGATATAGACACCCGACACTACATCCAATAGAAAAAAAGAAAGACGTTCCCGGTACTCATGCCCAAGGCATAGCGGCGGACATAAAAATAACAAACGCCGCTGATCGCCTTAAGGTTGTCCATGCTGCTCTTGAACTTGGATTTACAGGCATAGGTGTTGCTTCTAATTTTGTCCACGTTGACACTCGTGGCACAACCCCAGTAATGTGGACGTACTGATGTTATACACTAAAAACAAAAATCTAACGGACACGTCTACGCAAACAATCGTAGAAATACCCGCCGGATATGTGGCTCATTGGAACATGGCGTTTATTTCCAACCTGCATAATGCAACAAATAGCATTACATTGTTTGTAGACAAGCCTAGCCCAACGCCCGACGTATATATTTACAGCGGAACTAACGTATCCTCAAAAGAAAACTTGTTAATTGATGGTAATGCAGTGTTTGTTTTGCAGCCGGGAGACATTATTAAGGCGTCTTCTAGCAGTGCTGGCAATATGGAAGTAGTAGTCACTTTTGATTTATTAGAAGCACCAGCGGTGTTCAATAACTTCAATGGATCTTAATATAGAACTACTGCCTTGGCAACAAAATGTCTGGGCAGACGACACAAGATTTAAAATAGTAGCTGCTGGGCGACGTACAGGTAAGTCTAGGTTAGCAGCGTGGATGTTAATAGTAAACGCACTACAGGCGGACAGAGGACATGTATTTTACGTCGCACCTACTCAGGGACAAGCCAGAGACATCATGTGGACCACCCTTCTCGATCTCGGGCATGAAGTTATCAGTGGTAGTCATGTTAATAATCTTCAAATTAAGCTTATTAACGGAGCCACTATCAGTCTCAAGGGAGCCGATAGACCAGAAACCATGCGAGGTGTCAGCCTCAAATTCCTAGTAATGGACGAGTACGCTGACATGAAGCCAGAGGTGTTTGAGCAAATCTTGAGACCCGCCTTGGCTGACCAAAAAGGCTGTGCGATGTTTATAGGGACACCTATGGGTCGCAACCACTTTTATGAACTTTATAAGTATGCAGAACTAGACAATGATCCGACGTACAAAGCTTGGCACTTTACTTCTTATGACAATCCACTATTGGACCCGGACGAAATTGATATTGCTAAAAAGTCTATGTCTTCTTATGCGTTTCGTCAAGAATTTATGGCGTCGTTTGAAGCCCGTGGTTCAGAGATGTTTAAGGAAGACTGGGTTAAAGTTAGTGAGTCTGAGCCAGAAGTAGGAGATTATTACATTGCCGTTGACTTGGCAGGCTTTGAGGAAGTCAACAAAAAGAAAACTAAAAATTCCAAACTTGACGACACAGCGATTGCCGTGGTTAAGGTCAATGAGCATGGTTGGTATGTTGACAATATCATATACGGTAGATGGTCACTTGACGAAACAGCAGCTAAGATATTTCAGGCCGTTAGAGATTACCGTCCCGTGTCGGTTGGA